GGAGCGACTGTGTAGGCGCGATCTGTTCAATAGCCTCCTGCGGTGTGGTTGCTACACGTGCATATTTAGCGGCTCTAGCCTGACGGTGCTCAGGCGCGGGGCGAAGGAAGTTATTAACAATTGCTTGTGCTGCTGTAGCTGTATCTGGGGCAGATAGGATTGATTTTGCAGCGCCAGCCTCGGAGCCTTGAAGTTCCTGCATAAGAAAATCAAGCTGCGCGTTCACATCAGCAGGATTAACGCCACGCTGCGCTGCGAACGCTTCATACTCACGGCGGCGCGGACCTGTAAGCTGGTAAAGACCAAAACCACCACGGCTACCAGGGACGATTGGGTTTTTCTCATTGATGCCTGGATTTAAACCGCTTTCATCCTGAAAATTAAGAATAAAAGCGTCTGCAATGTGCGGCTGAAGACCACGGTCAATCAACCCTTGACGAATTTCAGGAGCAGAAGGGATAGCAACAGGCTCACCAACTGCCGCAACAGATGTAGGCGACGCCCCCGCTGCGACGGCAGTAGGAAACCCAGCACCACCGCCAAGGCTACCCAGCATATCACTGATAAGAGTCTGCTCCGCTTCCGCATTAGCTTTAATGGCATTATCTGCGGCGCGTCGATCACGGCCAGACTGGAACCCTAGAAGCCCCTTCGTCAATACAGAAGCCCATCCGCCAGCGTCAGGGCTGGTATCAGTGGCGCGCCCAAGCAGAGACTGAGCTACAGCCTGACGCTGTGCAATCTGCTCCGGCGTAAGGCGTTCACCGTTTGGGCCAGTGAAAATGGCAGGGATGATTTCTTGAAGGTTAGCCATTAATAGAGACCTCCAGATATAGGAGATACCAAGCCGCCAAGCGTGTTCAATTGGGCAAAATTGCTTTGGCCCATCATATTGCTAAGGAGTGGCGATATAGAGACATTACTGTTTTGGTTATATGCAGAATTGAATCCTTGCATGAAGGGATTACCGCCGCCCATACCTCCTAATGCTCCTAATGCGGATTGAGTCGCGGCAGGAATAATTTCAGCAAGGTTCCCGCCGCCGGTAGGTCGCTCTGGAAACATGTTGTTTTTGTTCATAAACATCACTTCACCTTGCTATAATCAACGCGATAATAACCATCTGCGTCCTGAGAGACCGCTTCAGGCTGCAATTCCAGCAGGTCCTGAGCCATATACCCAATATGCGTGACAGGAGAACCGATATATTTGAACTTGTAAACTGGAACACCTGAATCAGTCTTGCCAATGCGCTCAACATCTTCTTTCAAGCGGCGGTCGGAGAACAGGCTCAATCCAGCGCCAAACAACCCGCCAAGTGCACCCATCTGGCTGTTGTACCTGCTCATATCTGCCTGATATTTTTGGTTAACCAATCCAGAATAATCAACACCAGCCACCTGCGACTGTGGCGTCTGTGCAAACGTACCATTTGGCGATTGAACCTGAGTACCAGACATAAGTCCGATGATTTCATTCAAAGGCTGGTTACGTTGCGCAAGCTGCTCTTGGAATGCTTGCGAACGTCCAGTTAGCGCTAACTGGTTCAATTGGTCAGTATTGGCGTTCGTAAGACGCGCCATTTCCGTATTATAAGCAGCGGTACCAGGGCGAATGCCAGAGTTTATCAGGCGGTTCTCAAGGTCTTTGCGGTTCTGCTCTTGCTGCGGCGCAATACGACCTTGGGCCAAGTCATAAGCCCAGTTTTCAGCATCCTGATTATTGAACTCAAATGGGCTGGAAAGATAATCCCCCAACCATGCCGACTGATCCTTGGCAATATTAGCCAAGTTGCCTTCAGCCGCCTGTGTGGCATCAAAAATAGCCTGCTGTTCCGGCGACAACGTAGTGTTCGCTGTATAAGTTGGAACCTCGACGCGCTTGCCGTTGGGATCGATAAGCCATGAAGTTCCCGTCTGGTCATACTGCAAAGAACCCCATGGGGAGTTCTGGTTGACCATGTTCATCTGCTGCTGCTGCTGGGCCGTGAATGAGTTCCACGCGCCTTGAGCCGCTGCGGTTTTTGCTGGATCTGGAGCTTTGGGGGCCGACTTGCCCATTATGCCACCTCTAGGCTGTTATATTTTGACGCTCTCCACACGTCGTCAGTCAAAGAAAAAATAAACTCACCCTCATCCTTACCACGCAGGCGAGGAATATACGTTTCACTAAATCCGAATTTTCTTGCAATACCAATCATCGTTTTATTTCTTTCGGAAACTCTCAACACAACCAATTGACAGCCTAAACGGATGAAAGGCAAGAAGAACATAGCATTAATAACGGCCTTTGTCAGCCACCTTTTACTAACTGATGCAGAAGACAGTTCAATAACACCGTATTCAGGGTGGTAATTATGGTAAAGAGTACCGGCTATCAGATCGCCATCTTCAAACACCCCCATGCTGCAAAAGTCTTTTATAGTTATATCGGCTTCTCTACATACGAAAAACCCAACAGCTTCATTAGCGGATGGATTCATTTTTTCGCTGTAATACATTGTGTGGATCAAGTTACAATCTCACCCATGGTTAAGCTGATTTCCAAATGGACAATCTCAACATCAAGAGGAACAGAACTTCCTGAAGTCACCTGATAGCAGGCAGAAACGTAGTAACCTGTACCGCCAACGGATTTCCACTGTGCATTGAAAACACTAGGATTTGTCCCGCCCCATACAGACTGACCCCAGACGCCGGTTCCCCATGCATTTGAGCCGTCAGCGCTAGATGCTGTTGGAGCAGAACCTGGATCAATATCAAAATCAGCCTTGAAGCGAAGACCGTAAGACAAGTTAGCTTTTGCTCTTGCTACGCCACGGCCCATCTTCGGGATTTTCAGATTGGCAGGCGATCCCATGTCATCAAACAGTGGAATATAAACGCCAGTATAAACAGTTCCGTTGTCCATGCCGGTTACATTGGCTTTGAACACTTCACCGTCAGGCCCACCGAAATACATCTCCCCTTGGAATACGCACATAGCGCGAGCGTCCCAATTGGTATAACGGCACCACGCTCCGGTTTCCGTATTCGAGATAAACAAAACTGGATCATAATCACCGATTGTAATAGGCGGCGACATGATGGCCATCTTCCGTTCAGGCCAAAGCATACAGGACCAATCCTCAAGCCCGCGTCCATCAACGGCTTGCTGCCATGCGTCTTGGATATTGTATGACACAGCGGCAGGAGAAAGAGCTGTTACATCAAGACTGATAGCTTTGGAAAGAGGAATAAGGCCAACACTGGTAGCAACAGCAATATCGCCACCACCTCTGAAATGAGCGCGATTGCCAAGAGGCCTGCCAATTCTGTATGTGCCAACATGCGACCAGTCGTTTGTAGCCTCTGGATAGCTTCCCTGAAATACTGCAACTTCACCCTCCGTAGATGTCACAACCATCTGGTCAGATAGGCCTCCAGCCGCGCCCGTTCCCATAGACCATGAATCCCCCCACAGTACATCCCCGCCAACTGTTAGTATGCCTCCCATTGGGTAAACTACAGGTGCGCCGCCCACAGCATCAGGTTCATCCATATACCATATGTTTAAGGATTCTTTCTGGGCGAACCAAAGACGGTTTTTAAATACCCAGACGTAAGACATGTCAGCAGTGGTTAAGCTGTCTGGGAACGTAATGCCTGGTACAATATTGCTGGATGCGCTTGAAGCCTGAGCGCTACCACCCTGATCTCCAGTCAGTGCTTCGTTGTCCTCAAAGTTCCCCGTAACATCTACAAGAACAAGGGCACCACCTGAGAGAACTTCATATACAGTACCAACAGCACCAGACGTTCCGCCAGTTATAACCTCACCGACAACAAAATCTTGGGTTATATTGTCATAGGACAAGGCCCACGCGCCACCGGGTGAATAAGGGTAAAAAGCATTGCCATCATAAATGAAGCCTGTAGACGCCCCGTTAACGCCAATAAGGTATATTCCGCCAGTCGTTGCGAACTGTACAGTAATCCAATTGCCGCCTAATGCGCCCTCAAATGCTTCCATATCTTCGGTAGAAGATTGACCAAAGTAATCACCGTTTTCAGTGACCAGATAATCACCGTTTTCTGTTACAAGACGATAATTATAAGGAACAAGGATATTAGTGATGTCGTAAATGGTATTTGCGGTAGAGGCGAACAATTTACGGTTCAAGCCATTAACGTATGTAAACAGAGACGTTACGCCTTCGTCTCCTTCTCCAAGGGTGGCATAAAGCTCTTTACCGCGCCTGAGAATAGCTGTGGTAGATGTTGGAAAGAAGTTATCAAGAATAGCAGCACCCTGAGCTCCTCCGCTTTCCATAGGGCTTGCAAGATTGCGATTGCTTATCCACCCCGCCGTAGGAGCAGGAAATTTCTTCAGGTCAGAACGGCGTGGGGCCTGTTTTTTCTGACTGATTTGCGGGCGGTAATACATTTACGCTCCAAGCGGGAATGGATATGCCGTTGGCAGATTCCTGGGGTTATTCGCAGAGTATTGCCGGAACACATTAGATCCTTTATCACGAGCGGCTAACTGTTCGAGAGCCATTGTAAAGGCTTCTTGATCTCCTGTATAGTCCAGTTTCTTATTCTCGCGCCACCTCCATACCAAGCCAAGCGTTAGAAGGCTATCCGCTCCACGAATAACAAAATCATCCGTATCAGCAGTAAATTGTGGCTTTCCGTTGTTGTCCGCGCCTTTGGCATAATTCAGTGAAATATATGGATAGGTAGCGTTATTGCCCGCAGCAGGCGCAGGTAGGAAATGCATCTGGTTGTTATAGATAGTCCATATTCCGGGATTGATCCCAAACGACATGTTCCGCTGCGAAAGGAACGTGTTCAAATCAGATATATGAGTATATCCCCACATCCAATGATTAGCGTCCTGCACGACGGTATATAGAAGCTGTCTGTCGTAATCCCCCGGGAAGTCAAAAGCGGCGGTTGTTCCATCGCCACTCATGACGTTAATTTTAGTTAGTGCCTGCCAGTCGTGGTATTTGCAAATGTCAGCGGCAACCTCATTTACAAGGTCTACAATCTCCAGTTCAAACTGTTCGGATGACGTGAAAAAGACGGCGGGCTTTTGGCCCACCAATCTAAT